CCGTCTCGCAAGCTGAATGTCAACACGCCCTAGGAGGCCGTCTGAAAAACAGCCGGGCAAACAAAGACCCGCAGGGACAAGTCCGTTGCGGGTCTTTGTTTTTGTCCGTCCGGAAAGGGATGACGGACGTGGCGGATGATAATCCGGACGCCGCCGTCTTGCAACTTTCAGACGGCCTTGTCGGCAAATTCTTCATCTTCACCCAAGGCCGTCTGTTTTCAGACGGCCTTTTTTACAGGACAAATCATGGCTTTGAAAACTTTCGGCTGGAAGCCGCAGCGGGAGGGTATGGTGCAGAAGACCGCCTTCGGGGTGCGCACGGTGCAGTTCGGCGGCGGCTATGTGCAGTTGCAGCCCAAGTTTCTGCGCAACGCGCGGCAGACGTGGGAGGTGTCGTTTGTGGATACGAAGGACGAAATCGGCAAAATCGCCGCCTTTCTCGATGCGGCGGGCGGGGCGGAGGCGTTTCTGTTCCGGCCGCTTGCCTCGGACAAGGCGGCAGCGGTAACGGCGGCGGAATACCGGTGCGAGCCTTTGGGCGGGGCGGTGTGGAAGCTGTCGGCCACGTTTGAGGAGGTGTTGTTGTGAACGCGCGGCTTTCGGGTGTGATGCTCACCGCGCTGGCGCAGGCGCGGCAGGATGTGCTGGTGGAGCTGTGGGAGGTGGACTTGCGCAGCCTCGGCGGGCAGGTGTACCGTTTCTGCAATCAGACCAACGAATTGGGCAAAGCGGTTGTGTGGCAGGGGCAGGCGTACGAGCCGTATCCGGTGTATGCCGACGGTTTCGAGAATACGGCGCAGGGGGCGGGCAACCGGCCGTCTTTGTCCCTGTCCAACCTGTTCGGACTGGTAACGGGGATGGTGGAATCGCTGGGCGGCGTGGCAGGCGCGGCGGTGCGGCGGCGGATCACCTACGCGCGTTTCCTCGATGCGGGCAATTTCGCTTCGGGCAACCCGCAGGCCGACCCGGCGCAGGAGGCGGTGCAGGATTTTGTCATCGAACGGATGGTTTCGCTGACGGCGGAAAAGGCGGTGTTCGAGCTGGCCGCGCCCGCCGAGTCGGACGGCTCGCTCGCCCCCGCGCGGCTGATGACGGCAGACCGCTGTCCGTGGCAGTACCGGGGCGCGGAATGCGGCTACACCGGCCGGGCCGTGGCCGACCGCTTCGATATGCCCACCGACAACCCTTCAAAGGACGCGTGCAGCGGCAAAATCACCGGCTGCCGCGCACGCTACGGCCTCACCGCCGACCTGCCCTTCGGCGGCTTTGTGTCCGCCGACAAGGTGCTGTCATGATGTTGTCCGCCGATACCGCCGCCGCGATTGCCGCGCACGCGCACAGCCGTCCGGCGGAAGAAATCTGCGGCTTTGTGCTGGCCGACGGCCTGTACCTGCCGCTGGACAATATCGCCGACAATCCGCGCGAAACCTTTGAAATTACGCCCGAGGCGTGGCGGGAGGATGTTGCCGCCGTCGTCCATTCCCATCCGGCGGGCGAACCGTTTTTGTCGGGCGCAGACCGGCAATCGCAGGTGCTCACCGGCCTGCCGTGGATTCTGTACACGAGAGGCCGTCTGAAAACCTTCCGCTGCTGCCCGCACCTGCGGGGGCGGGTGTTCGAGTACGGCGTGTCCGACTGCGGCGCACTGGTGCGCGACGCCTATATGCTGGCGGGCATTGATTTGGCCGACGGTGTGCGCGGCGATATGGACGACGACGCGGCGCAAGGCCGTCTGGCGGCGCACCTTGCCGCCTGCGGCTTCGCCCGTGTTTCAGACGGCCTCCAAGCGGGCGACGTGCTGCTGACCGCGCAGGGCGGCCATGCCGCGCTGTATCTCGGCAACGGACAAATCCTGCATCATGCCCACGGGCAGCTTTCGCGCCGCGAGCCGCTCACCGGCCGCCTGCGCGAGCGGATTCATTCGGTTTGGCGGCATCCGCGCCGGCCGGCGGGGATGATGGCGGCGGTGGAAAACGACCTGCTGCATACCCAAAGGCAGCCTTGAAACAGGCTGCTTTTTTTATCGGAGGAAACCCATGATTACCGTGCGTCTTTACGGTTCTTTGGCGCAGTTCGGCACGCGCTACGATTTGCACGCCGCAAGCCCCGCCGAAGCCCTGCACGCGCTGTTTGTGCAGATTAGGGGGCTGCGGCGCAAGGTGGCGGACGGCCTGTTCCAAGTGCGCTTTCAGGGGCGCGACTGGGGCGAACACGAGTTGGCCGAAGGTTTCGCACGGCCTGCCGAGGGCGTGCTGCACATTGTGCCGCGCACCGCCGGAGCGGGTAAAAACGGCGGCATCCTGCAAACCATCGCCGGCATCGCGCTGATTGTGGTCGGCGCGATTTACGGCAACGGCCCCCTGATACAGGCCGGTGCCGGTCTGCTGCTCGGCGGGGTGGCGCAGATGCTCACCAAACAGCCGCGCTTGGAACAGGGCAGAGGGGCGGAAAGCAGCCGCAACACTTCGTTTTCCAATTTCGACAACACCGCCGCCCACGGCCGCCCCGTGCCGCTGGCCTACGGCCTAGTGTACGCGGGCAGCCGCGTGGCCTCGCAGGGGGTGCGCACGCGCCGCCTTTCGGGCAGCACCGCCGCCGCCGACCCGCAGGCCGCCGTGCTGGCGGTGAAGAAAACCTTTGTATCGGGCGAGGCCGCCACCGCCCCGAACGGGCAAAAATACAATACCGACTTCGCCGACGATTCGGTGCGTGCAAGGAATTACACGGCGGAGTTGGCGAAAAAATGAGGCCGTCTGAAAAACCGTTTTCAGACGGCCTTTTAACTGCAATAAGGAAAGGAGAACCGCATGGGCGGCAAATCCGGCGGCGGCGCGAGAACGCCGTATGAGGCTCCGAACACGCTGTCTTCGGCGCAGGTGCTGAACATCATCGATATTGTGTCCGAGGGCGAAATCGCGGGCTTTCCCGACAACGCGCACCCTTTGAAACATGTGTATTTCAATGACACGCCGGTGCAGAACGGCGACGGCTCGTTCAATTTCAAGGGCGTTACCCTTTACGCGCAGCGCGGCGTGCCGGATCAGAGCTATGTGCCGGGCTTCGACGCGTCGGAGCGCACGGTGGCGGTGTCGGCGCGGGTGAAGAACGCCGCGCCGGTGGTGCGCACGGTGTCGGACGCGCTGGTTTCGCGGCTGCGGGTAACGGTGGGGGTGGAGCGCAACGCGCAGGTGCTGGACAACGGCGACACGGTGGCGGCGCGCACTTCGCTGACGGTTACGCTGGCAGGAAAAAGCGGCAGTGTGTCGCAAACCGTGCTGTTCAACGAAAAGGGCAGCGGGCTGTACTATCAGGACGCGGAGTTCGCCAAACTGCCCGCCGCCCCCTTCACTGTGCGCGTGTCGCGCGATACGGCGGACAGCGCGTCGGACAAGGTGGCGAACAACACCTATTTCGCCTCCTATGTGGAAATTGTGGACGCGAAATTAAGCTATCCGAACACCGCCTTTGCCGCCTTGTCCGCCGATTCCGACCAGTTCGGCAGCTCCGTTCCGCGCCGCAATTATCTGGTGAAGGGGCTGCTTTTGCGCGTGCCGTCCAACTACGACCCGGAGGCGCGCACCTACGCGGGGATTTGGGACGGCAGCTTCAAAACCGCGTGGAGCAACAACCCGGCCTGGGTGCTGTATGACCTGCTCACCCGCCCGCGCTACTCCACGCTGGCGCGGCGGCTGAAAGAGACGCAGATCGACAAGTGGGCGTTGTACGAGGCGGGGAAATACTGCGACGAGCTTGTGCCGGACGGCTTCGGCGGGCAGGAGCCGCGCTATGTGTGCAACGCCTACCTCACCGATATGAAGCAGGCGGGCGAACTGCTGGAAACGCTGTGCAGCGTGTTCTGCGGCCTGCCGCTGTGGGACGGCGCGCGCTTTTCCGTGGTATTGGATACGCCCGCCGACCCCGTCGCCCTCTACACCAACGCCAACGTGCAGGACGGGGCGTTTTCCTACGGCGGCGCGCCGCTTAAAAGCATTACCACCGCCGTGCAGGTGCAGTATGCCGACAAACACGATTCCTATCGCGCCAAGACCGAATACGTCGCCGACGAGGCCGCCGTCGCCCGCTACGGACTGAACATCAAACAAATCACCGCCTTCGGCTGCGATTCGCGCGGCCAGGCGGTGCGTTTCGCGCAGTGGACGCTGCAAACCGCGCTGCGCCAGCAGAGCACGGTGTCTTTCACCGTCGGCCGCGAAGGGCTGCGCCACCTGCCGCACGACATCGTGCAGATTATGGATAACGACTACGCCGGCGCGGTGCTGTCCGGCCGTCTGAAAAGCGTTTCCGGCAAAACGCTGACGCTGGACGCGGAGGTGGGCGACGTGGCCGGGGCGCAGCTGCGCTGGTTCTCCGGCGGTGCGGTGAAGTCCGCCAAGATCGTCTCCCGCCCCAAGAGCGACACCGTGGTTTTGGACGCCGCGCCCGATATTGCGGCAGGCGGCGTGTGGGCGGTTGCGGGCAAGGTGTCGCCGCGCCTGTTCCGCTGCGTCGGCATCAAAGAGAACACCGACGAGGGAACGTACACGATTACCGCGCTGCTGCACGACCCGGGCAAATACGCGGCCGTGGACGGCGCGGCGGATTTTTCGCGCGAAACGCACAGCCTGCATGCCGCCGTCCCCGCCCTGTCCAACCCCGTGTTGCAGGCGGGCGGCGGCGAAGTGCGGCTGACGTGGGATGCCGTAGACGCGCTGTCCTACGACATTAAAATCTACAAGGACGGCACACTCTACCGCCACATCCCCGACGCGGACACGCCCGAAATCCGCCTGCACAATCTGGCCAACGGCCGCTACCGCGCCGAAATCCGCGCCAAGAACGCGCGCGGCGCGCTGTCCGAACCGCTGGTGAAGGCGTGGACGCTGGACTACACCATCACCGCCGTGCGCACGGCGGCGAAAACGCTGGCGGTGGACGTGGCCTGGACATGGCCGCAGACCGTGGCCGCCGACATCGCCTGCGAGATTTGGTACGGCAAAACCGCCGATTTGGCAAAGGCCGCCAAACTCGCCACCCTACCTTACCCGCAAAACACCTACACCCTCACCGGCGTGGGCGCGGCGGACGAATACTGGTTTTGGCTGCGCATTATCGACAACGCAGGCAATACCGGCGAGTTCACCGCCGCCGTGCGCGGCGCGTCCGACCCCGACCCCGTGCCGGTGGTGCGGCTGATACACGGGCAGATTACCGAATCCGCGCTTTCAGACGGCCTCAAAGCCCTGATTGACGGCAAGGCCGCCGCCTCCGCCCTCGATGCCGAAGCGCAGGCGCGCGCCGCCGCCG